GGTGGTCGTTCCGTTGACGCTGACAACCCCGCTCGCCGCAAACGTGCCAGCGCCGACCGGAAATCGAGCTTCGAAATTCGTATCGATAGCCCACATCGAACCGGCGTAAGGATTGCCAGAGTAAACCGTTCCATCGCCGCCGTCGTATGAAAGAACATCGGCACTCGTCCCAACAAAGATGCGGCGTTCGCTGCTGTTTGCGGCGACAGGATTCAGTCTCGACCAATATCCACCCTGAAAGACCCACCAGTTACCGTTGTTATCAAGCCACGGGTAAACCTGATTGTTCAGCGTTGGAACAGAAGCACCGAAGTTGAAGAACGAGTTTCCAATCGTGCTGTTGAACGTCGCCTGTGTGCCACTGATGACATCGTTGGCCAACTGTTGGTAGTTGGTCGGACAATACCCGATAGGCAAACTCGGGGGCGTCAGCGTGATGAGCGTAAGGTTTGGCATTCTGTTTCTATGGGTTGACGGATTCCGAGGTGTAGATCAGCGGGTTGATGTCACAAACATCGAGCGGAGTGCATGCAGGGAATGCCGTGCGGCAATCGCCAACACTCGGCTCCTGAACATCGTAAGCATGAACTCGCAAGCTTTTGATCCGGCAATACCCGATGATGCTAAGCATCACTTGAACCTCGTAAAGATTGCGAGCCGGGGTGCTGATCGTTTCATTGCACGGCAGATCCGAAGGCGTCGGGAAACGCATCTTCGGGCGATACTGCGGCTTGAAGTTCGTAATCGGGCAAAGATCAAGGCACTGAGTTGTCGTCGCGCACTCAGCAAAGTCGGTCCACTCAATCCATCCAGGATACTGGTCAGGTCGATAGGTGACATTGAAGGAGACATCACCCTCAAGCGAATCGATGAACAAGTCGCCTGAATCCAGGCGCTTCAATCCAAACGGAACCTCAAAGTTGTAGGCGCGAGTCTGAACCATCCACTCAATTTCTTTCTTACCATCGGGAATGTTGTTGTCGAATTTATTACCCTTCGTGACTTCCCAGAGTTGAATCGAGTCATCCGATCCGCGAGCGATGCAGAAGCACTGATCGCCGTAGGCATTCTCAGTCTTGACGATCTGAAGCAAATTGAGTCCGGTCCAGATTCCCGACCACGCAGGCGGAAACTTTTTCCGCATCGACGTAATTAGGTCAAAGTCCAAGACAGCCAACGCCTTGTGAATGACACCCTCGGCATTGTACCGAGGCTGGCAGGTCATCAAGAGGCGATTGTCGAACACAACCGCAGAACTGGCCCACAAGAGATTCGTCTGATCGTTCTCAATGACATTCAGTATCTCGCTACTGATCGGGGTGTTACCCCAGTCGGTGAACGAACGACGAGCAATGATGAACGAGCGGACGCCATCGACAGCACGGTAGAAGACATCGCCATTGATAGTAATGGCAGACCGAGAACCAAGCGCACCGCTCGTAAGCAAGCTGATGGCTTGAATCGGGTAGCTCAAGTTCTTCCATGTATCACGATCAACAGGAGCTTGAACCGAGAAGACGTATCGAGGCGTGAAGACTAGAAGCGGACCTTGACCGAGCGAGCTGTCTGGATCGCCTGGGACAGCCATCGCTGTGATGCCGCCTGAATCCGACGGAACCGCAAAGTCTCCACCCTCATTAAGGAAGGTGTTCTCGGTTTCTTTGAGTACACTCGCTCGCGTTCCATCCCCATAAACAATGTCGGTAGCGCGGAAAGAGAATCCATCTGGAAGTGCGTACCAGATGCGGCCATTGACGTAGGCCATAACCTTGCCGGTCTTAATTTCGTCATCGCTTGAACGGCGCAGATTCGTGCCGTTGAAGATCAGTGGCTTACTGAATCCATCCTGAATGACAACAAAGTTTTCAGCCTGAACCATCCAGCCATCAAGCAGGTTGGATGGATTTTCAAGACTTGGAGAAACCGACAGATTCTGAGCGGTATTTTGAAGGCAGTTGTAAAGCCACACTTTACCACTGATCAGCATCAGTATGAACGTGCGTCCATCGTCGGCAATGTAAGGCAGCGCACATTGAAACGTGCCGGCTAGCGACTGAGGTCCGTAGCACTCTTCTGCCCACCCGTCCGCCGTAACGTTCGTCTGGTCAGCGGTAATTTGATCGTTGTCAGCCGTAATGCTGACGCACAGGTCGTAATCCTTTTGAACGAAGCCGGGTCGGCATGAGACAAACCCCTGTCGGAAGCTGGCATTGACCGCAAACGCCACCTGATTCTTGTCCACCTCAGACGGCATCACGCCAGCGTCAACGCCACCCTCAAAGGTGACAGATCCGTCCGTGTACCTTCGTGGTGCGCGTTCGCTCATGGTTTAAGCCTGAATACGCTGGACAGAGAATGAGGAGCCTTGATCGACGTAGAGATTGTGGTCCGTGCTAACCAATACCTCGTAAAAATCGGTTAGAGCTGTCGCCTGATCAATGTAAGTAAGAGATATTGGATGGTATCCACTGTTTGTCACGTTGAACGATTTTGACACTAAAATATCAGAGGCGTTCCTTCTAAGAAAGACAGTGACAGTTGCGGTTGTTGATACCGCATCAAGGTTAAAGTATGCGTCTATCCTGTAGTAGCCAATGTACGGAACCGTAAATCGGCCACTTGATGCCGTAAATCCAGAGGCTGAATCTAGCCCAACGTAAGACGCCGTGGTGTAAACGGATGTGCTGTACGGATTGCTTCCCGAAGTTGGGCTGACATTTGGCGCATTTGCCGCTCCAAGACCAGTCACCCTCCGCGTAAACGTGACGTAGTTGAACGAAGCAATCAACGGAGCTGACAGCGTGATGTTTCCGGCGCTGTTCGTAACGACAATCGGAGCCGTTCCGACAATCTCCTTCTGGAGATAAGCCGCTCCGTCGCCGACCAGAATCTTGTTAGCGGGAGCGGTCGTAAGGTTGGTGCCACCTTGAGCAATCGGAACCGTGCCGGTGACATCGGCAATAGGAATCGTGGCAACCGTCGAAACCGCGCCAAAACCGCTCGACCCTTGAGTTTTAACGTATCCAGCGGCCAATGAATCAAGAGCAGTCTCGTTTGTCAGCGTTCCATCCGCAGTGCGGCAAATGTACGATGCTCCAACCGGAGCGCCGCCGGATACACCAGGTGAACCTTGCGGCCCAACAGCTCCAGCAAGAGTAATGAGCGAACCGGAAGGAATCGGAGTGGTTGGAATCGCATTCGCAACACCAAGAACTCCTGCCGCTGGGTTTCTAAGCGTAACATTCAACCCAACGACATCCAAAACCTGCATGTATCCGCACCCTTGAACGGAAACAAAAAACTGACCTTGAATCGATTCCGGCAGGAACGAGCTGTTGCCAACCTGAACAACGACGTTTGCTCCAAGTGCTGGAACCAAAAATAAAGCGGTCGTGTAGGTGAACGAATCAACACCGTTCGTACCGTTGGTTCCATTCGCTCCAGCCGCGCCGCGTGGGCCAGGAATGTTGACGACGTATGGGGTGGTGCAGCTCATATAAAAACAGTCCTCTTATCTCCAGATTCCTGCAATTTTAATCTTGGGGTCAGCCTGCTTCCAAACGCCCAAAATCTTGATCCAAGTAATAGCCTCCCTCCAAGTTCCAGACACTTTGATCCAGAACTTGTTGGATGGCGTAGAGCCTTGGTTTGAAAGAATGGTGAGAAGCATTAGAGCGTCTCAAGCTGGTTCAGCGTCGCCTGAGTCTCGGCTAGTTCAGTGTCGATCTTGTCGATTTGGGCAATGTCCCCAATCGCCACGGCCGAGTTGCGAAGTTGCCCGAGGTAGACAATGCGACGTTGAAGCATCGCTTTAAGTTCTGGGATATTCATGGGTTAAATCACCATTTCCCGCAGCAAAACGGTCGAGGTGTTGAGGAGGAAATAGATGTAGTCAATCTCCGTTGCGCCGTCCTTGTAGGTGACGTCAAACGCGGTGTCGCCAAGCACTGCCGCTCCTTGGGTGTAAGTGGTTGTTCCCCACGGTTGCATGGCTTGCTCGGCAAGATCGAAAGCAAACCATCGACCAGTAGCCTCTTTGGTGATGTAAATGCGGTTTTTGTTGTAGACGTACTTTGAACCGGCATTGAATGTTTCAACAGCGGGTGAATAAGGGATTGCCGCCCAAGTATTAAGCGCGATGTCGTAACGGTCGAGTAAGGCACCGCCAGCTCCACGGAAACTGTAGATAAACCTTCCGTTCAGGATCGAATTTTCGTTGTTCCAGTCAGATTCGGGGACGCTGTGAATCCATGATCCGCTTAGGGCAGCGCCAGGAGAGCCACTGCGAGCCACGCTAGGGCTTAGGGTCGTCCAAGTGTTGCCAGAAATGCTGTAGCGGTACATGGCGATTGCACCATTGCCGAGGAAGTAAATGTAATCGTCATTACCTTCGATGCTGTATTGGCTTGTGGCATCAGGGTTGATTGTCCAGTTGGCCGAAACAGTAAGCGCGTTACCAGAGTTGCTCGCCACGCTTCGGATCTGTCCCTGACCAGTGCCTGCCGTGATTCGGACCTGACTATTGGACCACTGATTTATGGTCCAAGACTTAGCTGAGTTCGTCAACGTGTTTGAAGTCCCTGCCGTTGCCGTTCCGGTGGCAAACGACTTGAATTCGGAATTAAGCCACGACGGAGTAGAAACCAGTCGGCCATCGGTGCCGATGCTGGCGGGCAAGCCAGTAATTGACAGCGTCGTCCAAGTGTTGGTGGCGAAGTCGTATTTTCGGAATGACCCTGCCGCCAAAGTGCCAGCGCCGAGAACGTAGAAAACCGGGGCTATGATGCGGTATTGGCTTGTTGCGTCGAAAGCTACGGCCTCGACTCCTGAGAACGTGATGACTGAATTTGCGCCAATGGTGTTGGAAGCAATCGTTTTGACCCGACCAGCGTTTGTGCCGCCCACGAAGTAGACGGTGTAACCACGCAAATCCCGCTGAAGGTTTTGGTTGGTGGTGATGCTTAACACTGTTCCAGCCGTGGCCGTCAAGCTGGACGCAGCCACCGTAGTTCCGGTAGAAAACGATCCAGCCACTCCGCAAGCTCCCGCGCCAAAAGTTCCGGCAAGGCCGGGAGACGGCAAAGCAATCCATCCGTCCTCCATCGGACTGTAAAGGTTGGCGGTTGTGTTGCCGAGAACGTGAAGTTGTTGCTGCCGGTAATGTCGGGATGACACCATGAACGTCGCAGCAGCGGTGGAGTTCGGCGAAGGAGTCAGAAACTCCCAGCGTTTGAGGTCGAGAATCTTTCGGTTTCCGTTGGTCGTAGGCATGCGAAAAGTTGGTCAGTTGACAATGATGTTGTTACGTGAAGCGTCTGCGCCGAGGCGCATGAGAGACGGGATTTGCTCGGTAGCCGCCAAGCCGCCGATCTGGGTTTGGTTGGTTACTGTTGCGACAGCGCCAACGTTTGTGACGGTCGACAGCGTGATACCGGATGTGATTGCGTCCACAACGACACGAAGGCGCTGCGCTGTGTCCGGCATTGATTGCCCGAGGCCGCTTCGAGTCAGCGCCTGAATTGCCATCCTGAGCGCCTCAATAGCTTCGATGAGTTCTCCGTACGCAGCCACCGGCATCGGGTTTCCTTCCGATACATCGACGGCAACACCATCGGTTCCGACGCCAATTTTTACCCTCTGATGCAAAACTCCGCCGATTTCGTCAGCGGCTACCGTCGCACCTGTTCCCGGTGTGTATCCTACGTTGTCGGCCATAAATTAGATGTATTGAAGGTAGATGTCTCCGTCAGATCCGCCACTTGGTGATGCTGTGCCACTGGTGATTGTAATTCCCCAAGTGCCGTCGTAATCGGTTGAAGACGCTTTAGTGTAAAGCTGTCCAGCAACGCCTCCAGTTATGACGCCAGGGCCAGCAGGACCAGTTGCGCCTGTTGGTCCGGTTGCACCCGTCGCGCCAGTTGCTCCCGTTGCTCCGGTCGGACCTTGAATTCCTTGAATACCTTGCGGACCTTGAGGCCCAACATCTCCTTGAATACCTTGCGGACCTTGCGGACCTGTTGGTCCAGTAAGTCCTATTGGCCCTTGTGGTCCAGTTGCTCCTGTGGCTCCAGTAGCACCAACATTTCCTTGAGGACCTTGTGGTCCAGTTGCTCCGGTTGCGCCAGTCGGACCAGTGTCACCTATTGGTCCTTGAGGACCCGTCGCGCCTACGTTGCCTTGGATTCCTTGCGGACCTTGCGGACCTGTATTTCCCTGAGGACCAGTCGCGCCTGTTGCGCCTGTTGCGCCAGTCGGACCAATAGGACCTTGAGGGCCAACTGGACCTTGTGGACCTGCCGGACCTTGTGGGCCGATATTGCTGTTAACGATGTTTACGACGTTAAGCGTGTAATCCAGTTCGTTCTCAGAAATCGTTGATACGACTCCAGCTCCGTCAAATTGGATGGAGATGTCGTAGCTACTCATGGAATGACTGTGATTCCGTCACAGACGATGAGTTTGTAGGTTCCGGTGGTTTTCGGGCCAAACGTCGGCACAACCGCGAACGAAAAATCAACGTAGTAAGTTCCAGCAGGCCAAATTGCAGTCGATGCACCAGATGCCACAAAGTTGATTGTCGCATTGCCACTGCCATCAACGGTTCCAGCAACCGTTCCAAAATTGTAGAGGAGAACGCCTGACGCGTCCCTGATCTGAGAGTAGCCAACAATTCCCGCCCACGAAATCGGAGGATTCGCCGGAACAAAGAGCGAAACAGAAAACTGCTCCCCAATTTTGATGGTCATTACGCCAATAATGGCACAATCATCACCTGAAGGCTGGCATTCGGTAGTCGTCACACATGGTGACGAGCAGGATGAACCGAAGTATGGTTGCGAAGGCATAACCTTCCTAAAACTCTGAATCCACGAATCTTTAACGCAAGGTCAAAATGGCAGATCAAACCACTGAGCATCCACTAATTCAGCACAAGTACGGAATTCGTTCACCCGTCAAGATACCCGATCTTGAGCTTGAGCTTTACGCATTTCGAAACCGGCTCCAGCCCAATGAGGGCGGACTGGGTACTTTCGACCATTTTGTTAACGCCACCAAAATGCTCTGGCCAAAGATGAGCTGGAATCCGTGGCTTGAAGCTCAAGTCGAAAGTCTCTGCGAACACGACTACGTTGGATGGGCGGGATGCGGCGCGTCCGGCAAGACCTTTGGGGCAACACTTTTCGCTACCGTCTGGTGGTTGGCCAACCCTTCCAAGTCCACCGTTGTCCTGACCTCGACGACCGCGAAGATGATCCGCAAGCGTATGTGGGCCAATCTTCAGGATCTGGTCCGTAAGTCTCGCGGGTTCCCAGGCAACATGGTCGATTCGAAGATGGCTTTACAGGCTGTCAAAGGTGACGACCGCCATTCCATTTCCGCTATCGCCGTCGCCGAAGGTAACACCTCGAAGGCTGTGGCCAACATCCAAGGTATTCACGCCGAGCGGGTGATGGTCATCATCGACGAAGCAACGGACACCCCCGAGGCAGCGTTTGAGGCTTGCACAAACCTTTCCAAGGGTTGCCGCGAGTTCAAGATGCTGGTCATCGGAAACCCTGCTTCGAAGTACGATCCGCACGGACGCTTCTGCACACCGGCAAAGGGGTGGCGCAGCGTCACGATTGAGGATCAGCATTGGCTGACCGAACGCGGGATGTGCCGACGGTTCGACGGCATGAAATCGCCCAATATCAGCGAAGGGCGAACAAAGTATCCATACCTCATAACGCATGATCAGGTGTTATCCGCTATGCGACATGAGGGCGAGCAAAGCCCTACATTCTGGAAATACACTCGCGGATTCTGGGCGCCGGACGGCATGGTCAAGACGGTGTTGTCTGAATCACTGATTGAGACGCACACACCTACAAGAAACTTGGTGTTTACGACCAATGTCCAAATTGTTGCCGGACTTGATCCGGGATTTGGTGGCGACAGGTGTATCCTTCGCTTTGCCAAGATTGGCACCGCAAACGACAAGGCGAGTGTACTCTTTGGTGATGTAGTTCAAATCTCACCGAATGCCGCGCTGACCGAGCCGGTGCATTACCAAATAGCCAATCGAGTTAAAGAGGAATGCGCTAAGCGCGGCGTTGCACCGGACAAATTCGCTCTGGATTCAAGCGGTGAAGGTGGTGGATTGGCCGACATTCTGACTCGCGAATGGGGCGTGGTTCATCGCGTTGAGTTTGGTGGTTCTCCGTCAACCATCCCGGTCAGCGACGAGGACAGTAGGCCATGCAATGAAGCATACGACCGCAAGGTGACAGAACTCTGGTTCTCGATGCGAAAATGGGTCGTCGAGGAGCGTGTTGGCGGCATGGACATCGAGACGTTGCAGGAGTTCTGCGGTCGAATGTTCGACGATTCCAAGCGAAAGATAAGCGTCGAATCCAAAACGGTGATGAAGCAACGAACCGGAAAATCGCCCGACTTGGCCGACGCTGCTGTAGTCTTGCTTGATCTAGTCCGCAAAACCGCCGCATTTGAACCGCGAGCAAGCAGAATGGATAAGGTCTGGGAAAAACTCGTTCGAGATGCTGATTCAATTTATTACCACGACTTATGAACAGCAACCTTACCGGATACAAAGTGTTGAACGAACACATGGTCATACCTGGCGGGTGGCATTATCGTGTTCCCGAAACCGGCATTGAAATCATGGCAGGATCTTGGCCGCAGCTTCATGGTTTCGTTCGTAACCATTACACCGCCAACGCGATTAAAATTCCCGAAAATCTCGACACGTTAATCACCGAGTATGCGTGTCGTAACGGTGCTGACTGTATGTACAACGAGGTTGAAATCCGTAAGCCAGAAGGACGTAAATCTCTGCAAATTGGCGATGTAATCCGCTTTAGTATGAGCCTCTTGCACGGTCTGACCGTTGGTGGAGGCAAGGTAAGCCAAGCGGAAGCGACTCGAAGAGCGTCAATCTGCTCGACATGTATCTACAACCGTAAGCCGCTCGGATGCACGGGATGCAACGCTCGGGTGCTGAAAGAAGCGGTCAAAACCTTTTCCCAGCATGGCAGCACACCCCTAGACGAAAGCCTTCAAAGCTGCGAATTTTGCGGTTGCTTTATCAGAAGCATGGTGTGGTTTCCCATTGAAACGCTCCATAAATTTACGGACGCTACAGAGAACAAAAACCTTCCGGCCCACTGCTGGAAAAAACGACCATGTACGGAAACCTAGCCCAACTGCCGCTTGAAACCCTCAACGAAGACGGTAAAGCGCCAGAAACGCGCATAGCCGACGCGGCATCAGCGCGTGAAATCTTCCAGAAGCTCATTATGGCCGACGAGCTTCGTAATAGCACTCGGGCTAAACTGCGCGGTCTAGTCGATGGCAATCCGCCATACAATCCGGCAGAGCTTCGACGTAACAACCAAGCGTTCCGAACCAATGTCAACTTCCGCGAGTCGGAAGCATTTCTTTCGTTGGCTATGGGAGCCTTCTACGATGTGTTTGCTGAGGTTCCGACTTACGCAAACATTCGCACCGCTTACGGCAATGACATGGATAAGCGGGAGGATTGGTCGAAGATCATCACCGAGGAGTTCGACCGGCTTCAGAAGCTCGACAAAGATTTCGATTACATCGTTCAGCTCTCTCAGCGCGAGATGGTTTTGATTGGTGATGGTCCGCTGATCTTTGAAGACAGCACCAACTGGCGCTGCAAAGCCATCATGGCGACGGATCTTCTTGTTCCCGATGGAACCAAGTCGAATGTCAGTGATTGGAAGGTGGCCTGCGTCCGCACTCGCATGGGTGTTGATGACCTGTTCGAGAAGATTCAGGACGAGAAAGCAGCGGTAGCCGCTGGGTGGAATGTCGATTATGTCCGTCAGCGGATTCGCGCTGCAATGCCCGAGCCATACCGCTCCGGTGTTCAGTACGACTGGGAGTTTTTCCAGCGTCAGCTTCGCTCGAACGACATCACTTTCTCAGCTCGTTCCGAGGTGGTACTGATGTGTCATGTTTTCTACAAGGAATTTGATGGTCAGATCAGCCACTGCATCATTGATGAGCGTGACAGCGAGAACTTCATGTATCGGAAGTTGCGCCGCTTCAAGAAGTGGGAGCAGGTGATTCATCCGATGTACTACGATCGTGGCGATGGCGAGCATCACGGCGTCAAAGGCTTGGGCATCAAGATGCTCCAGGCGATGGAGCTGAAGAATCGCCTGCGCTGCTCAATGGTCGATAGCGCGTTCGCCCGGACGCAGATTCTTTTCCGCCCCCTCAACCCCAATGCGCTCAGCAAGACGAGTGTCGTTCAGCAAGGACCGTATGCTATTCTCCCGCCCGACTATGAAGTCATTCAACAAAACATTGCTGGCGTTCTGGATGCTCCTATGGCGGTCAACGCGGACCTTGAGAATGTTCTTCAAGGCAATCTCTCTCAGTATCGCCAATCGCTCAGCAAGCCGCAGGGCAACCCGCGCACGGCCTATGAAGTCCAAGCCATCGTGGCACAGCAGTCAGCAATCGGTAAGACGCAGTTGAGCCGGTATTACGCGCAGCTCGATTCTTTCTTTGAGGAGCGGTATCGCCGCGCCTCCAATCCGAATCTGAATCCGATTACCCGCTCGGATAAGGACGCCATTGAATTCCAACGTCGTTGCCGTGAACGCGGTGTTCCGCAGCAGGCCATGCTCGACATCGATTACGTTGAGGCGACTCGCACCGTTGGCCAAGGTTCTCAGTTTGCGAAACAACAGCTTCTTGGCTCGCTCCTCGGACTTCTTGGATCGTTGCCTGAGGGTGGCAAAGTTAACCTCTTGCAGGACTACATCGCCGCTCAGGTTGGTCAGCAAATGGTTGATCGTTATCTGCCGAGTCAGTTGCAGACTTCGAAGATTCAAGATCAGACCGCTCTGGCCGTCCTTGAGCATTCATCGCTGCGCCAGGGCAACATGGCGGTCGTCACCGATACGCAGAATCACATCGTCCACATCGACACGCATCTTGCGGCTGCGAACGAGGCTGCTTCGTCGCTTCAGCAGGGTGGTAATCCGCAGGAGATTGTTCTCTTCCTTCAGGGCATCGGTCAACACGTTCAGGATCATCTCCAGCGTTTGTCCACCGATCCTACGCGCAGACCGCAGGTCGAGGCTTACACGCAGCAGTTGCAGATGCTTAGTCAGACCATCGAACAACTTGGTCAGTTGATTCAGGAGCAGGCTCAAGCGATGGCGCAGCAGCAGCAGGCAATGGCGATTCAGCAGGGTGTCGATCCGAAGACCGCCGTGATGAACGCGGAAGTTCAATCGAAAATCGCTCGCCAGAATGCCGAGACTATGGCAAACATTGAGCGTCAGAACACGAAGGCGATGGCCGACTTGGCTCGCCGGAATGCGAAGACGACGGCGGACATTCAACGAGCGAACGCAACTGCTGAGTCTAACTTGGCGCGACAGGGATGAAAAACATACACTTCGTACACGGTCTTGGTGACGACGGCTTCCATATTTGCGACAGGCTTGCAATAGCTTCTGCCGCAATCAACAACCCGGACTGGACGGTGCATCTTTGGTGTCCTGAAGAGCCAAAAGGTGAACACTGGGAAAAGCTGATCCAAAAAGTCCGCGTCAAGGTGATGCTGATCGACAATCCGTTGGTTTGGAATGATAGGGTTGTTGGGCATTACGCCAATCGGACTGATTTGATCAGGTTGAGCGTCTTGTACGCAATGGGTGGTGTTTACTGCGACACTGACACGTTGACGATTGCTCCGTTTCCCGAGAAGTGGTTCGACCATCAAGCTGTAATTGGCCACGAATTCTGCGAATCAGGAACCATTGGACTCTGCAACGCGATTATCTTTGCCAAGCCTTTCAGCAGGTTTATCTGGAAATGGCTGCAAAAAGCTCAAGATTACGATGGTTATTCTTGGAACACCCTAGCAGTTGAGTGGCCACATCAAATCTGGAAAGAAGACAACACCATTTGTCATCCTGTCGATTTTGAAATGCTAGGTTTCATTCACTGCGGAAGTGGTCGATACTGGGATGGAATCCATTCACTTGAAGGATGCGTGACTGCCCATTTGTGGCGCACTTATCACAAGAAAAAAATGAACAGTCTGACTGATGAAGAGATTTTGAAAAGAGAGTTTACCTATTCGCACTATGCATACAAGTACCTATGAAATTTCCAACTACGTTTTGCGTTTCGCTTAAAGCTGCCACTGAAAGGCGCGAAAATGTTTCCAAGCACCTTCAGGAACACGGCATAGAATTCCATCTGTTCGACGCGATTCACGCTTCAAAGATGGGATTGGAAACCAAACTGGCGTACCTCGACGACAAGCCAAATTGGCAACCTGAAGACGGCCCTCCGTACAAGATTTCCCAGCCTGTCTTGGGATGCTCGCTTTCCCATTACGTCATCTGGCGCATTGCCCAGTACCTTCCAGACGATTTCTTTTTGATCGTTGAGGATGATGTTCATCTTTGCGAAGGCTTCAAAGAGAAGCTTATGAACACCATAAACCGGCTTCCGAAAGACTGGCAGTTTGTTTTTGTTGGCCACTGCTGTCTTGGCAATGACCACACTATGGTTTCAGAAGGTATAGCGAACTCAATTAGAGCGCCTCTTTGCACTCACGCTTACCTCGTGAAGAAGTCTATGCTTGGGCATCTGATCGAAACAAATGAGCGGATGTACGCCCCGATAGACATCCAGCTTCAGAAGAAGACTCTGCCAAGCATGATTCATTACTGCTTGATTCCCCCTCTAGCCACTCAAAACGGACAACCAAGCACATTCTCTTATGCCTGACGCCTGGGAAAAAGTAATCGAAGCTCGCTCTAAACTCAACGGCTGGACCTTCGAGGAGAAGAGCAGGTACATGTACGACCTTGTCCTTGAGACGAGGCCGGAAACCGTGGTCGAAGTTGGTGTTTGGCAGGGTCTTAGTCTTGCCAGCTTTTGCGCGGCATCACTTGTTCATCAATGCAAAGTGTTTGCAATTGATCCTTGGAGCGAATCCGCGATGTCCGAAAATGGATACAGCGCAAACTTGACCGAGAAGCAATGGGAGCTTGATTCAATCTACAACAATTTTCTCAGGAACTTCAGGAATCTTGAGCTTGATCAAAACCTGCGTGTTTACAGGGATACTTCGTGGGACGGTTCGTTCAAGTTCAGCGACAACTCAATCGACATACTGCATCTTGATGGCGCTCACACTGAATGGGACTCATGCCGCGATGTGATTGCTTGGACTCCGCGTATCAAGACTGGCGGATACTTCATAATGGACGACGCGAACTGGGAAACCATGAAGCTAGTTCAAGAGCTGATAAAATTTAAGTTTGACCATGTAACGTATCTGGAAAACGGGAAGACCCGTGTGTACAAAAAAAGATGAAAGACATAATCCGAAGCATCAGCCTCAAAGCACTCAAACGCTTCGCCAATGGTGGCGATGGTCCTGCGGATCTTCTCATGCAGATCGAAGACCTCCGCAAGACGCTGGAGATTCGCACCAAGGAGCATGAAGAGCATCTGACCGAGGTCCGCGAGGAGCGCGATCATTGGCTTTCTCAATACGATGAAGTCAAATTCGCAGCCGAGTTTCTAATGAGCTACGCAAAAAATGATGTCCCCAAGCTGGCTGAGCAGACCGATTGGGAGGTTGGCAAAATTGTTCTTCCGCATGAAACCGGGACGTATTACTTCAATCCTGCCATCATGCAGGAGACAGATGGACGAATCATGCTTTTCACTCGTCGCTGCCGGAACAAGCGGGAGAAGGACGAGGAGGTTTACGTCGAAAAGAACGACATCGTGGCCTTCGAGTTGAGCAAAGATTTACGAGCCACAAAAAAGTCGATCCTTCAACTCACGGCAAACTATCCGAACGAGCAGTTCGAAGATCCGCGTGTCGTGAAGTTCGGCGACAAGTACGGCCTGAGCTGTTGCACGTTCGTTCCGTTCAAGAGCTACGCGCATCAGGCGATGTTCTTGGTTGATAAGCAGTTCCTGAACGTGGGCCGGTTTGATCCGATCTACGGCAACAACTACGCGCAGGCCATGATCAACGATGGCCATGAAAAGAACTGGCTCTTCTTCGTCCACGACAACGCGCCACACATGGTGTATTCGGCCAGTCCTCACGTCGTAGTACGCCTTAATGGGCGTTTAGAGAAGGAATCCGAATACGTCACCGAGGAGTTCAATCCGCTCTGGAAGTTTGGCGAGGTTCGTGGCGGAACCAATCCCATTTACGCGGACGGCTTGTATTGGACTTTCTTCCACAGCTCATTGCCCTGGATCAACGGCAAGCGCCGCTACTACATGGGTGCATACGCTTTCGAGGCCAAGGCTCCATTCCGCATTGCTCGCATGACGACGTTGCCGCTTCTCACCGGCACAAATCAGCAGGATTGGTGGCCCGGATTGCCTGCGGTCGTGTTCCCGTGCGGCGCTTTCTTCGACAGCGCAAAGAACAACTTCGTCATCTCGTACGGCATCAACGATGTGGATTGCGGTTACATGAAGCTGCCATTGGCCGACTTGCTTGAGGTGACGAAGGTGATTCGACCGAAGCGCGATGTGGTCAACAAAGAGAAGCCGTTGAACTTTACGGATGTTCTCGATCCGATTCCCGAACGACATAAACTGAAACGAAACCAACAGTCTAAATACAATGAACTGGCTAAGAGGCTTGACGAAGAACCCGAGCAAACAAGCGAAGCAGGACCTGCTGAATCTGCCTGAGGTAAACATTTCCGCTTGGCAGGACGAGGGTCAACAGGCGGAGCTTGCTGCGATTATGCGTAATCCGATCATTCGGATGGCCATTCGCATCGTTTCGGAATCCATTCCGGTGCCGATGCCGTCTCATGGAAGCAAGGAATCGGACATTATTTTCGCTGCCGGTGTAACCGCTGGCTACGCGCATTGTCTTGAAAACCTTCGCAAATTGGCTGTATTCGAAACAGCGAAGGAACCTGAAGCGACATTTGACAAGCAATACTAACAAAATATGGAAGAACCACTAAACTCACCCGTCGTCAGTAATAACCAGACCCCAGAATTTGGAAGCTCGTTTATCGATGCCTTCAAGGCAATCGGTGCTGATAACGCGGCTCCTGCCGATAAAGCGGTAACACCGGCTCCGCAAAAGACGGACAATACACCCCCCAAGCTCAGTAAATCCGAGATGGATATTGAGCGGATGTTTGGCAGCAAGAAAACCGCCGCCGAACCCGCCTCGCCAGCGCCGGACGACGCGGACATTCCTGAGACGATCAAGTCCACAAAAGCCGCTGACGCTTTCCGCAAGATCAAGGAGGAGAAGGCGCAGTTGGCTAAGCAATTGGACGAGCTGAAGGCTGGCAAGTCTACGAATCCTGAATTTGAATCGCAGCTCAAGACCTTGCAGGAAGAGCGTGATGCGCTTTCCGAGCGTGTCCGATTGCTGGACATCGAGCGTCACCCTGACTTCATCAAGAAGTACGAGGGTAAGATTACCGGCGTGTTCGATTCGGTGAAGAACCTTGTCGGAACCGACGGTGAGCGGCTCGTTTCGCTGCTGAAATCGCCCGATAGCGACTATCGCAACTCTCAGATCGACGACATCGTTGAGGGTCTTTCGCCGTCCAAGAAGGCCAAGCTCGGTGCGCTGATCGTCAAGTACGATGAAATCAATGGCGAACGATCTTCCGAGTTGACTGAGGCGAAGGCTGATTACGATGCGGTCATCTCCAAGTACAAACAGGACAACGAGGAGGGTACGAAGGCTGCACTAGAGTCGGCCAATAAGACCTGGCAGAAGGTTTCCACCGATGCTCGCTCGCTCGAAATCTTTGAGCCGCGTGAGAACGATGAGGAATGGAACACTGAATTGAATGGCCGACTTAGCCTTGCCCAGCAAATCTTCAACGGCGAGAACAGCGAAGAGGATCTTGCTAAGGCCGCTTTGTGGGCCGCTGCCGCGCCAAAGTACCGCGAACTGCTCTATGCTCAGGTTGAGGTAAATAAGCGCCTACAAGCTGAGCTATCGAAGTATCGCGGAAGCGAACCGGGAGTTACCTCAAAGGCGACATCTGGAGGTTATCGACCGGCAAATGCGAATGCCTCCAAGAGCGAGGACTTTGTCGCTAGCGTGATGAAGTCGCTCGGACGCTAAACAATTATCCCCCGATGGTTTTTTGGCCACCGGGGGATTTTCGTTTGAATTACCGACCTCGATACGGGCCGCTACCACCTCGGTACGGACCACTGCCGCTCGGAACCGGCTTTGGAGACGGCCTGACCGAAGGCTTGGGCGGCGGAGACTGCTTGTAAGGTCCGCTGCCACCACCGACGGCGGGAGAACCTTTATACGGTGCGTTGTTGCTCATTCTTTTGGAAGTGCATACCAACCTTCATGGATGGTGATGCGGTTATTACTACGCACGTTTTTGCCGTTCGCGTCAACCACCCAAACCTTAGCCTCAACATCTTCAGCGAGGCGCACAGGCTCACCGTGGGGGACGTAAATCACTCTGCTTGCGCAGCTCACGCTCATGCTCGCGCACACGATCAAGAAGACCGCGCTTAAGATCAGGTTGTTTCTTTGCGTCTTCACTTGAAATGTCCTTGGTCGTCAGTGCGTGAAGCCAAATGACCAACTTCATCACCAAGTCGGCCAAGAAGTTCATTCAGAATCTGTTGCGTCCTCAATGTTTTGAAGAATGCGTCTGATTGCCTGCTCGGTACGCCAATCGTCTTCACTCAACATAACACCTTTGTTTACGGCGTCGTGAAAGATGGAAATCGGAGTCTCAATGACAACGCCGACAGTGGCTTTCGCCAGAGATGAAAGCATTCCAAACATAATTTATTCAGTTTTCGAAGCGTTCTTCTTGTTGTTGATGATCGACCAGGCGACACCGAAGATGCTGACGATAGCGCCAACGATTTCAGTAACCTGATCGGCGCTGGCCAATCCTTTTGCAACGATGAATCCACCGGCAGCGGTCAGGACATGGCGGATGAGAGAGGCGATGTTAGGGTTCATTTGTAGTTTTTGAATTTGCGGTAGAGTTCTACTGCTTTCACGGCGCAAGTGAGAAGCGCGGCGAGCGCGCCAAGTGCCAATGAGACAGTCTTGAGATTCGGATCGGAGAATACTGCGTTTCCAAGAATGCCGATGGCCGGACCACCGACGCCGATTGAGATGTCTCTGATAAAAGCGTGGTGGTCCGTCATCGTGCGTTGTTAGTTAGCGGCAACTTCCTGAAACGGCTGTTTTGCAGCTTCTAGGATGAGTTCGAAGAGAGGAAGTCCGGCTCGGATATTGTTGATATTCCCAGCCTTCATTCCGATTTCAACGAGTTGCAGCAGGGCGTTGGTTTGTTCGGGAGTCAGTTCAATTTTAATCATGCCGTCGGAATCTTAGCGACAGCATCATTCTTCGCAACGATTTCCTTCGGCACCCACGGCAGCGGCGGAGCGATGACCGGCGGGTTGATCTGGTTCTCGATCTGCGCGGAGACGTTCGCCTCAATCGCCGCTTGATCGACGCCGCTGGCGAAGCACCAGCCGAGGACTTGATCCTTTGTCAGATCCTCGTAAGGCGTGAAGTCACCGCTGGGCGCAGCGAACGAGCAGGAGCCGTAGCAAGTGCCGCTGTAGCCGTCCTGCGAGCCGTTGCAACGCCAGTCGGCGGTGACGACGACGTCGGCGTGAGTGCCTTCGGTCGGTTTGACCAACAGGCGTTCGATGATCCAAGAGATGTTCATGGTGGTATGGATTAGGCGGCTGCGATTGTGGTGACGGTTCCAGAGCTTCCACGGTACTTCAACGCACCGGACTCAACGTAGAGTTGACCGCCAGCGATGTTAGCCGTAGGAGCGGTTCCGTTGGAAATCTGGATAGTCTTCGCAGCGGTGGTTCCGGCTGTGGTAAGACCGACAAGTAAGTTTCCGAGGGTGTCGAGCGTCATCGCTTGGGTGAGAGTCTGGGCTACCCCAATGCTTCCTGCGGTCGATTTGTTGAGCCAAACGTGGTTTCCGTTTAGAACCTCAAACCGATATTCACCTACGAAATTTGTGCTAATGGCAATATTGTTGGTATTGTCATCGTACAAATTGAATTTTGTGCCGTAGTATCCCAAGTTGGCCCGTCCATAAACGGACGCAAGCTGTCCAACCTGAACTACTTTGTTGAGGCTTCCCCACGCACTCGGCACAAC